TCTTCCCACCATTCTTCCCACCATTCTTCCCATTCTTCCCACCATTCTTCCCACCATTCTTCCCATTCTTCCCACCATTCTTCCCACCTTTCTTCCCATTCTTCCCACCATTCTTCCCATTCTTCCCGTTCTTCCCATTCTTCCCACCGTTCTTCCCATTCTTCCCGTTCTTCCCACCGTTCTTCCCACCATCATTCGTTGGTCGAAGTGGCGGAGGCGGATGTGCTAACTGCCCATCAGTATCTTATTGCTGGCAAGCATCATCATTCTGTCAGACTTGTGGATGCTAACAAAGATGATATACTATACTAAAAGGAGATATAAACTATGTACGCAATAATTGTTAAAGATAATGGTAATGTCTACGATGTAGTTGGTGCACTTGGTACTGATCAGTCAGTAAGAGATGCTCTCGATCTAGAATGGGATAAAAATCTTCCTATAATTGGTATAGATGCAAGTAATCACAAAGCAACGGCAACCAGAGGAGCAACCTGGAACGGTACATCTTTTGATGGAACTGCAGGAGAAGGATTCTTTGCGTTAACACAAGAAGAAAAAGATGCGTATAGACAGTATGTTTTTATCTGTGATAACAAAATAGTTCACAGGTTTGCTCTAGAAACTGGCACTGAAAAAGCAAATCTTTATGATGCAGCCTTTACTAGTGAGGTCCTATTGGTAAAGTGCGCCTTTGCCCTTGCTGGACAAAAAGTTTCATACAATCAAACAACCAGAGAAATCTCACCCGTTTAATCCTATATTCTGTTTTTACTTTTTGTGATACAATATAGTCATAGAGAAAATAAAGGAATATTATGACAACTTATGATGAAAATGAAACACCTTGGTTTACTAAGGATCGTTCAGAAACAGCAGTAACAAGATACCCTTCAAGAACAATAGGGAATAATATTTTAGTTGAAAATCCAGCACTAGGTATTAACCTATATAGAAATGTATTTTCTAAAGAAGACTCTGAAAGATATATTAAAACTCTTGAGTCAAATCTGGGAGGAAATGGTAAATACAAGTGGTCAGAAGCAAAAGTAACTAACTCTGATGTTCCAATTAAAAAGGCTAGAGATGCTGTAGACTTTAGATTTAAACAAGAAAACCTAGGGCCAAGAGATGAACATAATTCTGAACTTATTGATCTTCATGAAGAGATTTATCAAAAGTTAAAGTTTTGTGTTGACGATTATGCACGGTACTGGGGAATCAATGTAGTATATTATGAAGCATTTAACTTTGTAAAATACGAAGGAGAAGGAACACATTTCAATATCCATGCAGACCATGGTCCAATGTACAACTGTACAGTCTCTGCTGTTATTTATATAAACGAGGACTACGAAGGTGGAGAAATTAGATTCCCAAGAATGGACAACTATACACACGCTCCAAGAGTAGGAGACATTGTTCTCTGTCCATCAAACTATATTTATGAGCATGCTTCATTGCCTATGAAAGAGGGAACAAAGTATTGTGTTGTCGTAATGACAGACATCAATGAACTAGGACACAAGTAGTGTCTTTAGTCGCTAAGTTCAGATCCCTTAGACCCTGGCTAGATAAAGATAATATTTCTACACCAGTGCCAACACAAAAAGAAATACCAGACTGGTATAAAGATGCAGACAGATTTGCAAAAATGCCAAGTGGAGAATACTATAAAGCCCCAAAAGAGGTTTGTCCATTTCCTAAAGAAGGAACGACAGATGACTATGGAAAGATACCTACTTGGAAAGCATGTCCTGCCATTATGGATGCATTTGCAACAGGGTATGTGTTTAAAACTCCTTGCGATCTAACATTTGCTAAAAATTCTCAGGGGATAATTAATGTTACAATCAATGACCCCAAGTATAAAGACTTTTGTACTCAAAGACCACCAATGCCACAGTTTGAGCACCCTAAAGGATACTACCAATACCATTTTGCTTGGAGTTCTCCGTGGGGCCTAGAATTGCCAGAAGGATACAGTGCATTATTTATGACTCCAATGAACAGGTTTGACCTTCCGTTTATAAATACAACAGGCATTGTTGATTCTGACAAGGTTCATCTTCTTGGAAGTTTTCCATTTTTTATAGCAGAAGGCTGGGAAGGAACACTACCTGCTGGAACGCCATATATGCAGGTGCTTCCATTTAAAAGAGAAAATTGGGAACATGAGATAGAGATTTTAGGTCAGTCTGATATATATGGTAAAATGGTAGATAACGCAAAGTTCTATCGGCAACCTGATGGAGGAGTGTACATTAAAAAAGTTTGGTCCCGCAGAGAATACAAATAGGAGATAAAAATGCAATCATGGACAGAAAAAGAAGATCTTGGTAACGGAATCATCTGTTATAGAGGCGTAATTAAAAAAGAGTTTGATGTAATAAATAGACTTGAAGCCAATCTAGGATCAGTTGCTGGATATGGAGAGTTGTCAGCAGAAGGTAAGAGATATCACTGGATGCCAGCATATGTTGGATATCAGCAACTAATGCCAGACTACAGAGACTGTGTAGACTTTAAGTTTAAGAAGACAGACATTGAGCAAGATAAAAGCGAAGAGTCTCTAAAACTTCAAGAACTATGGCAAGATATTTATGATGCTCAGGCTGCAGCAGTAGAAGACTACAGAAAAATTTATAACATAATGCCTTTAAAGTATTGGGAAGCATTTAATTTTATTAAGTATGGAGCAGGTCAACACTTTATGGAACACCATGACCATGGTTACTCTTACAATTGCACAGTTTCCTTAGTTGCATATGTTAATGACGACTACGAAGGTGGGGAATTGTTCTTTAGACTACAAGGCCTAAACATTAAGCCAAAGGCTGGAGATCTTTATATCTTCCCATCTAACTTTATGTATCCACATCAAGCGATGCCAGTTCATTCTGGAACAAAATATTCAATTGTCACAATGCTAGATTATAGCAAGAAGTATCATACACCAGACATGTATGATCCAAAGTGGGACAATGAATAATGTACAACATCTCTGCTGAAAAGATGCACGGATCTTTATTTGATATTGTTCCAATGTCTATAAAGAGAGACTGGATGGATGATACATCAGAAGGTCATGCATACAGGTGCTTTCCAGTAACTCAATCAAATGTAGTTGGCTGGAATCTTTTTTGCAACCAAGATATAGAGTTTTTGTGGGATGGTATAAACGATCAAACACAAGATCATATTGAGATAATCAATGCTCCAGAAGGTTCCTATGCTGGAAGAGGTCAGTCATCAATTAGTTTTAATACTGGACTAATATTTAGAACAGATAAAAATGTTAGTATATTTACTATTAATCCAGTAAACTATTTTAGTAATGATTTTGAAACAATGTCTAACTTAATGACTACATCATTTTATGATAACCCTTTGCCACTAGCAATAAAAGCAAAGTCTAAAAATCAGAAGATAGTCATTAAGTCTGGAACGCCTTTGGCAACAATAATTCCTATATCTCTTTCAGATCTCAATAACACATCTATAGAAATTAACGAGTACGTAGATCAAAATCGAGAAAGAATAAATGCCAATATTGCGTATGGAGAAGCAGCACAAGTTCTTAATTCTTCTGGAGAATGGACAGACTGGTATAGAGATGCTGTAAATGAAAAGGGAGAAACAAAGGGTTCTCATGAAGTAAAGGCTTTAAGATTGTCAGTAACTGATAATACAAAAAATAAACAGAATGGTATAATGTAATTATGGATAAAATAGATGCTTCCGTTGTAGTCAGAAAACCGTCAATGACACCTTCTGGCTGGTTTGGCAATGGCAAAGAGATGATTGTTGAATTAGAAAATTTTATGACAGCCCAAGAGATAGAGTTTTTAGAGAAGGCTGCAAAGTCATTAACAATCTGGGATGTTACAGAAAGCCATGTAAATGAAAATGGAACAGTTGTTTATGATTCAGACTACTGGAAAGATAGAGTGGCAACAAGTCCAACTTTAGATAAAAATGATCCAACAATTGCCCCAGTGATTGCAGGATTGTTTGAAAGACTTAAGCCAATCGTTGAAGAGTTTTATAAGGTAAAGGTTATACCTACTGGTACAACTATCGTTAGATGGCTTCCAGGACAGTTTCAGAAGCCTCACGCAGACAAGGAACTACACGAAGGACCAGACGCTGGACTTCCAAATGATTTTCCAAACTACGATCTTTCAAGTTTGTTTTATTTAAATGAAGACTATGAAGGTGGAGAGTTATACTTCCCACTACAGGGTGTACAGTTTAAACCAAAAAAGGGTGCTGCTTACTTTTTCCCAGGGGACATGAACTATGTACACGGAGTAACAGAAATCAAGAGTGGTATTAGATATACTTGTCCGTTCTTCTGGGAGATTACAGAGCATACGGGAGACAGAAAGCCATGACAGAGACTCTCAATGTAGTTGAAATATATCCAAAGATATTTGTGTATAAGGGTCTTTTTAAAGACATTGATAAAACATATAGTCTTTTAAAAGAATCTGAAGGAAAAGAAGATGGACTCTTTAGTCCTTGGTCACAATGGTCTAAGTTTGGTGAATATATTAATCCAATATTTATAAATCACAATGATAATTTAAAAATAGAGCATGCTGAAAAAGTAAAAGTTTCAACAGAAAAGCAAGAGGAACATAAGCAGGTTCTTTTAGAAATTCTTAATAATTTTATGATAGCAACAAAAGACTACATTACAAAAAACAATGTTGACTTTGATGAAAATAAAATTGTTCCAGATATCAAGGATCAGCATGGAAATCCAATTAAAGAGTGGGAATACACTGGTCCTTCTATAGCAAGATACAGAACAGATATTGAAGATCCTGTAGCAATGACATACCACACAGATTACATAAGAGAACCAATAGTAACTCCAGGACATAAGTTTGCAATTACTGCTTTGACTTACTTTAATGACGATTATGAAGGTGGAGAGATTGATTTTATAGTAAATGGAGAAGCCTATATGTACAAGCCAGAGGCTGGAGACGTTCTTGTTTTTCCATCAGGACATCCAGAATTCTTAATGTCTGAAAACTTTATATACCTTCATGGGGTTATGCCTGCAACAAATAACTCAAAATATCTTTCAAGAATGTACTGGAC